TATTATTGCGGGCGCAATATTAGCCGCAGGAACTTCTTCATTTGTTGTTGCTGCCGTTGGCTTTGCAATTAACATGGTTATATCTTCTGTTATATCTTCAATATTTGCACCTAAACCACCAAGCGCTGGTAACTTTGAACAAGCGCAACAACCTAATCCTGGCAGTCGCCAACAACTTCCGCCAGCAGGCGATAACAAAATACCTGTAGTTTATGGTCAAGCTTTTGTGGGCGGCATTATTACTGATATGTCTATCTCTAACGACAATCAAGATATCTATTGGGTAATTTCATTATGTGAAGTAACTAATACAGAAACAGGCGGAGTGCCTGACACTATTACTTTTGGAAATGTATATTGGGGTGGTAAACGAGTTATATTTGGCGGAAATGGTTATTCAGTAACAGGTCTTCTTGACGAATCAACAAATGAAACTCAAGATATTACTGGCTATATGGATATTTATTTATATAGAAATGGATCATTTAATCCAACTAACAGCTCAATAAACGCAGTTACAGTAATGAGCGAATCTAATCTTATTTACAAATGGAATCTTTTTAAAGAGATGACCAATTGTGCTTTTGCTATTGTGCATCTTAAATACAATCAAGATAGAGCTTTAACATCTTTACAAAACACTCGTTTTCAAGTTACTAATTCAAGAAAAGCGCCTGGTGATTGTTTCTTGGATTATTTTACAAGCACGAGATATGGTGCAGCAATTAACACTTCTTTAATTGATTTTTCATCTTTAAACGCATTAAATGTTTATTCTAATGAAGCGTTTACATATACAAATTATTCAGGTGGCACATCAACTCAACCTCGTTTTGAATTTAATGGCACTTTAGATACCAATTTAAAAATAATGCAAAACATTCAATCAATGTCAGATTGTTGCGATTGTTTAGTTAAATATAATGAAATAACAGGGCTTTGGGGCGTGATCGTTCAAACACCTACTTATTCAGTAGCCATGAATTTAAACGATTCTAATATTATTTCACCAATACAAATTACACCAATTGATGTATCAAATTCATTTAATGTTATTGAAGTTAAATATCCTAACAAATCAGAAAAAGATACATTTAATTCTGTAACATTTAATTTGGCTACTATTGCTCCAACATTATTATTTCCTAATGAGCCTGTTAATAAACAATCAGTAAATCTTTATTTAACTAACAATGATGTAACCGCTCAATATCTTGCTAACAGAATGTTGGAAACTGCTAGAGAAGATTTGAATATAGTTTTAGAAATTGGATATGTTGGTATTCAATTAGAAGCTGGCGATGTTGTTACATTGACTAATGCTAATTATGGCTTTGTAGATAAATTATTTAGAATTACTAAAGTTATAGAAAAGATAGCAGATTCAGGTGAGATAACTGCTGAATTAACTATTGCTGAATATAATCCACAAGTTTATGATGATCGCAATATAACTCAATTTACTCCAGCCACTAATACTGGTATTGGGTCACCTATTACTTTTGGAACTGTTCCAGCTCCTGTTATAGTTAATTCTTTGCCATATATTACTAACCCAGCATTTAGTGTTCAAGTAACAACATCTAGTGCTGGCATAACACAATATGCAGAAGTATGGTATTCAGCTTATCAATACCCTACTGCTAGTCAATTAATATTTGCTGGAACAACAGAAATACAATCAAACGGAAATCCATATACAATAAATTTTATAATGCCTGATGTTCAATTAGCTAACATTCCATCAGGTGATTGGTATTTCTTTAGTCGCATGGTTAATTCTCTTGCTACTAGCAATTACTCTTTGGCTTCATCTAAATTTGTATGGCGACCAACGACTTATCAATTTACAAATAAATATTTAGCTGTAGCATACGCTGACAATATAAATGGCTCTACAAATTTTAGCTTTACGCCAACCAATAGACTTTATTATGGTTTGGCAAATCAAGATTCAAGAACACCGCCTACAACCGCATCTAGTTATAAATGGTATTTAGCAGACCCATCTTTTTCAGTAGATAAATTTTTAGCTTATAGCAATAGAGCAGGAAGAAAGTTTAGTTTTGCTACAGATACTGCTGCTTACGCGGCAGGATCAGCATCTTTCATTCCTACATCATCAGATTTATATGATCCTAGTGTTTGGTCAGCATTGCCTAGCGGATTAAATATTATTGATTTAGATACAAGAACTGGTCAATTAATTGGAACTGGAACAACAACAACGGCTACAGGTGAAATTTCTATCCTTAACACACAAAATGGTCAAGTGGTAGCTTCTTTAGCTAAATTCCTAGACTTTGGTGGTCCTAGCACATTTACTGGTTCTGCTACTACTTTAACTATTGATGTTTATGGTCGCGTTGTAGGATTTAGCGCTGCGGATAGTTTCTATATGACAATTTCTAATTTTGTAGCTACGAGCGGTCAAACTGTATTTAATGTAACTAGAGCCGCAGGATACATTGTAGGTCAATCTTTAGTTTATGAAAATGGTATTTTATTAAGTGAATCTGATTATACAGACGCTTCAGCAAGTGTTACTTTATCTACAGGGGCTACTACAGGACACAATATAACCATTATATCTATGAGGGCTACATCTACTAGCATTTATTACGCTTTAATGAGTATGTCAGTATTAAGCGTAGCATCTAATGTTGTTAATTGGAATCCTATTACTGCTCCTTTTGATGCAATTAATATTGGTGATAAAGTAACATTTAGCAATACTGGAACTCCAACACAATATACAGTCACAGGCGTTGATTATGTAAATTCAACCATAACATTTAGCGCTCCAGTTGTAGGAGTTTCTGCTGGCGATAGAATTTATTTTTATAGAGGAGCTGGATCAAGTTACCCTGTGTTCACTAGATATAAGGCTAATTTATCCAATGCTTCTGATTATAGCCCTACTTTGTGGAATTTTAATTCAGGATTTGAGCTTCCATTTGTTAATGGGGTGGCTATGACCGCTTTAGATTATAACCTATCCTCAAATATTTATTATTCTGTTCCTAACATTTTTAGTGGTGATTTGGATATAATACAATTTACATCAAATAATTTAACAACACCTACTGGAAGCATCGTAAATATGATATCATATACAGCAATTGGGCAAGTAGGCTATTCATTTGCTTCAATACCGAACGCTTTAAATGTTTATATGAATGGTGCTTTATTAATTGGAGGTGTTGATTACACCTCAACAACAACAAATTATACTTTAACTGTTGCTCCATCAAACAATACTAGCATTATGGGACAACAAACATTCGCTCGATATGGGGCGGCATAAGGGGAAAAAATGTCAAACGCTTTTAACTTATCTCAATTAGCAAATGGTGTTAATTCATCAGGTCAAGTTTCTTTAACGACTGCTGTAACAGGAACATTGCCTACCGCTAATGGAGGAACAAATTTATCTAGTTACACTACTGGCGATTTACCTTACGCAAGCGCAACCAATACATTAAGCAAGTTAGGTGTTGGAACAACAGGGCAAGTATTGACTGTAGCTGGTGGCGTTCCTACATGGGCTACTTCAGCTTCAGGTGGAGCTACACAAATAGTTAATAGCTTTCCATTACAAACTGGAACATCAGTTGTAGCTGGCAAAGTATTATCACTTAATTTAAGTGGTGAAGTTGGTGGAGTGCCTGTTACAAACACTCTTGGAACACAAGTTACAGCAGCCAATGTAGGCACTGGTATTTTATCTACAGACGGCTCTAGAATGTTGCAATTTACTGTATCAAATAATGGTTTTAGTATTGATGGTTTTTATAGGGGTTCTGCTGTTAATCAAACTACAGGCGCTCAAACTGTAGGAGCAACTACAATAACAACTTCAGTTACATCATCCTATACATATAACTTGGGCGGGACTACCCAAGCGTATGCAATATCATCTACTCAATTTCTTTGTGTCTTGCGTTATTCTCAAAACTTTAGTGATGATTGTGGCGAGCGATATGTATATGGATTTAAATTTTTTGTAATTACTGTAGATGCTTCAGGTAATTGCACAAAATCAGCAGATCAATTTAGCAATAGTGGAAATCAATACAATAGTGCTTCTTATTTTGCTCTTGGTCAAATAACTACTAATATATATGCGATTGGATATGGCTTTAACAGCGGTATAACTTACGCAACAATATCAGTAGCTGGAACTACAATAACAGGAACAACTGATGCGGAAGCAGTTAATTTTATTGGTTGTTCCCTTCGAAATACTTTATTAACTTCTAGCAATGTTATTGTTGCTGGTGTTGGATCAACTGCTGTTAGAACCGCATCTTATACTACTGGCAATATAGGAGCAACTACTAGCACAACATATATTACTGATAATACTTCAGCAGTAACTTGGTGGAAAGTTGGAACTACAAGAATGATAGCTCAATATACAGCTACAACAGGTATATTTACAATGAAATCCTATACTGTTAATCAAACTACAGGAGCTTTAACACTTGTTGGCACTTTAAGCCCAGCAGCTTTTAGTATGACTAACCCAGCATTTAAAAATGATACTTCGGGAGTATTTTCATTTTCTAGCACTGGAACGCGTGCAAACAGTATATCTTTAGAAGCTAGTGGAGATTTTAGTTTACCAACATTTAATACTGGTGGAGTAGGAGTAGCTTCGCAAATTATTAGTGGAAATGATCCAACATATACAACTGGAGATACTTTCTTAATTTTAAATCCTGGTAATGCTGGTATTGCTCCTAACATAACTCCATATACAGTTAATGCTTATGCTACAAACGCATTTAATTATTCAGGAATATGTAAAACAAGCACAAGCTCTAGCCCAGTATCTGTAGTTACCTCGGGAGTTGCTGATGGATTTACTAGCTTAATTCGTGGGTCTTTATATTATACAACCTTACCTTTTGATGGCACTGTAACAACCAATCCTTCATCAGGAGTAATAATTGGCAAAGCTATAACAACAACTGAAATTTTATTAGGAAGAACACAATGATAAATTTTAATAATGCTGATGATTTGAAACAATACATTTTAGATCAATTAAAAGCAACAGACTATGCTATGTTAAGCGATGTTAATATTTCTAATAAAGATGAGTTTATTGGGTATAGATCATTTTTAAGACAAGCTTTAAAAGACCTTTATTTATCAACTTATTTTCCTGAAGAACCGCAACCAATATGGTCCACTTTAACTAAAATTACAAATAAAGCTTCAGCAGAAACAACTAACACAACTACAATATGACAATACGCATAGACCCTAAACACAAGTTTAGTTTTAATGGGGTTTCATTTGCTGTGTATAATGTAAATAAAGGTGAGGGTTTGCCAAAACATGAGCATTCTTTTAATCACCTTACTGTTTGTCATGGTGGCTCTATTGTAATTCGTAAAGAAAATAAAGAAGTAGTAGCTAATAAAGATAGTGGTGCTTTTAATTTAGTTGAAAATGAATGGCATGAAATTGAAGCATTGGAAGATAATACTGTATTTGTAAATATCTCTACTCAAGCTTACATATAACATAAAACATAATTTCCGCCTTGCGTCAGAAAGATGCTGGCGTCATTTACCTAGTTAGGAAAAATTATGGCAATATTTAATAAGAATACGCTTACACAAGTAAGTGGATTCAGTAATCAAATTATAGCTGGCGAATTGGTATATAACCAATCAACTTATTGGAATTTATCCCTAGAAAATATTTTAGGATCGCCAACTACATTAACGGGCGCAACAATAAACGCTCAAATTATTCGCAGACAATTATCTAATGTTCGAGATAGTCGCTATGGGCTTACCTTTGATATAGCCGATTACACTCCACCTCCTGCCGCAATACCTTTAACTATTACAAACCGAGATGATGCACAAGGTTTATTTACACTTGTCATTGATGACAATGCTTGGGGCTTGATTGCAAGCGATCCTCAATTAGACATTAACGCAGAGAATTGTGTTGGGTTTAGTGGTAGAATCAAGATTTCATATCCTGCAAGCGGATCAACGCCTGCAAACGATTTAATTATTTTTCTTTTATTTTTAGTCAGATCAGACGGGGTGGTAAATTAATATGGCTTCCGAAATTACATTAGTTGTCGATAAAGGCATTATTGGACCAACAGGTCCTGCGGGTGGCGGTCCTACTGGACCAACAGGAAGTCCTGGTTATGTCGGAACTGACGGACCGACTGGTCCTACAGGCGCGATAGGTCCTACAGGGGCTTTTGGCGGTCCTACTGGTCCTACTGGCGCAGCATCTTCGGTTGCTGGTCCTACAGGTCCTACAGGATTATCTATCACAGGTCCAACGGGATCAACAGGTCCTACGGGTTCTGCTTCATCAGTTGCAGGTCCTACAGGTCCAACTGGGGTTGGGGCTACAGGTCCTACGGGAGCAGCTTCTAGCGTTCAAGGTCCGACTGGTCCAACAGGTGCAGTAGGCACTTCAATTACAGGTCCAACAGGTCCAACGGGATCAACTGGAGCTGCGTCAAGTGTAGCTGGTCCTACAGGTCCAACGGGCGCACAGGGTGATATTGGTAATATAGGTCCTACAGGCGCACAAGGAATACAAGGCATACAAGGAATACAAGGAATCGTTGGTCCGACTGGACCTACAGGAACTACAGGGGCAGCATCAACTGTGGCAGGTCCTACTGGTCCGACAGGTTCTACAGGTGCGGCATCAACAGTCGCAGGACCTACTGGTCCTACGGGAAATACTGGCACATCTATTACAGGACCTACTGGTCCAACGGGTAGCACAGGTGCAGCTTCTACTGTAGCTGGTCCAACAGGACCTACGGGTAGCGTTGGAAGCACAGGCGGACTTGGACCTACTGGACCGCAAGGAATTCAGGGCATACAAGGCGAGGTCGGACCGACAGGACCACAAGGCAATCTTGGAAATCTTGGACCTACAGGACCTACGGGTTCTGCAAGCAATGTAGCTGGACCGACAGGATCGGTTGGAGCTACAGGACCTACAGGCGCTCAAGGTGCTGATGGCGTATCATCAAGCTATTATCAATATCAAGCTGATACAAGTCAAACAAGCGGAACACCTGCGGCTGGCGATGTTTATTGGAATAATGCAACTCAAACATCCGCAACAAGTCTTACATTTAGTCATTTAACATCTAATGATATTGATGTTGATGTATTTTTAGGTATCTTAAAAACAAATGATATTCTTATATTGCAAGATGCAAACAATTCTGCAAATTATCAAAAATGGTTAGTAACTGCAACTCCAACAGTTATACCTAATACTTCTATTACTGTTCCCGTATCTTTAACAACTTCTGAAGGAACAGGCTCAACTGGCTTTGCAAACAATCATCAATTAATTGCTATTGTTCAATCAGTAGGTGTAACAGGTCCTACAGGACCACAGGGCGCGGTTGGACCTACAGGAAGCACAGGTGGAATCGGAAATACAGGACCGACAGGAAGTCAAGGCAATGTTGGACCTACTGGACCGACAGGAAGTGTTGGAAGTGTTGGACCTACAGGACCTCAAGGGATACAAGGGATACAAGGGGTTCAGGGTGATATTGGACCTACAGGTCCTACGGGCGCAAACGGAATCGTTGGAGCTGGTGGACCTACAGGACCGACTGGAGCTAACTCTACAGTAGCAGGACCAACTGGACCGACTGGTGCTGATTCAATTGTTGCAGGACCGACTGGACCGACAGGGACTACAGGGGCTGGCGGACCGACAGGACCAAACGGAGTGGTTGGACCTACAGGACCACAGGGGGTTATTGGTGATACGGGAGCGGTTGGACCGACAGGACCACAAGGGATACAAGGGATACAGGGCATACAAGGGATTGTAGGACCGACAGGACCAACAGGAAATAATGGAAGTAACGGACCAACAGGACCGACAGGCACTAGCGGATCAACTTTATTTACTTACGATCAATTTACTGCAACTGCCGCACAAACAACATTTACAACATCTCAAACTTATGTTTCAGGTAAGATAAGTGTATATTTGCAAGGTGTTAAAATGATAAACGGAACGGATGTAACTGTATCAAGCGGAACATCTATTGTGTTTGCAACAGCATTAGCTGAAGGGCAGTTGGTGGATGCAAATTATCCAAAAATATAATTAACAATAAAGGATAAGATATGAAAATAGCGGTATATGCGATAAGCAAAAATGAAGAACAGTTTGTTAAAAGATTCTGTGAATCGGCTAAAAATGCAGATTTAATTTTGATAGCCGACACAGGATCAACAGATAATACTGTTCAGTTATCTAAAGATTGTGGCGCTACTGTTTATGATATAGCAATCACACCTTGGCGATTTGATAAAGCTCGCGATGCGGCATTAGCATTAATACCTAAAGACTTTGATGTTTGTATAAGCCTTGATCTTGATGAGGAATTACAAGAAGGCTGGCGCGAAGAAATAGAACGAGTATGGAAAGATGATACAACTCGATTAAGATATAAGTTTGATTGGGGTCAGGGTATCGCTTTCTATTACGAGAAGATTCATGCTAGACATGGTTATCATTGGCATCATCCATGCCATGAGTATCCTGTTCCTGATGCAAGAATTAAAGAGGTATGGGCGCAAACAGATATGTTGTTAGTGATCCACAAGCCTGATCCTACTAAATCAAGAGGACAGTATTTAGATTTATTATTGCTTGCGGTAACTGAAGACCCTAGATGTCCTAGAAACGCATTTTATTATGCAAGAGAATTAACCTTTTATCATAGATGGCTTGATGCGGTTGTCGCATTAAACAAATATTTAGATATGCCCGAAGCTACATGGCAAAATGAAAGATGTTATGCTATGCGCTTACTGGGTAAATGCTATGATGAATTAAATCATAATGGCGTTGAGTGGTTTAAAAAAGCTTGTAATGAAGCACCTAACACTCGCGAACCTTGGGTTGAATTATCAGAATCATATTACAAAAAATTAATGTGGCAAGAATCTTTAGATGCGGGATTAAGAGCATTAGAAATTAAAAACAAAGAACTTGTATATACAATGAATCCAGCAGTATGGGGCGCATTACCACATGATTATATTGCTATAGCTGCACACAATTTAGGACTTAAAGATTTAGCTATTCAGCATGGTGAAATTGCATTAGAATTAGAGCCTGAAAATGAAAGGTTGAAAGTTAATCTTGAATTCTACAGAAACAATTGATGATATATTCAATTTTCTACAAAATAAAACAATCAAAGATATTGGCTCTGATTACTACGATGATAAAAATTATTTGGTTATTTTATTATCTGATGGTTCTCTCTGTTATATATCTTCTAGCGACAGTTTGTTTATGGCTATCGAGCGCCATCTCATTAATTAGTAGAAAGAAATAGAATGGATATGAATTTAATCATTAACATCGTATTAGGTGTTGCCTTGTCAGTAGGTGGTTGGTTTGTTAGGCAAATGTGGGATGCGGTTCAAAATCTTAAAGAAGATATCCAAAGAATTGAAGTAGAACTTCCAACAAGTTATGTTCGCAAAGCTGATCTTGATGCAAGGTTAGATAAAATTGACGATACACTTGAAAAAATATTTGACAGGCTAAACTCTAAAGCCGATAAGTAAATGTCAAAAGACAAGATAAAACATCAAGCTTATTGTCAAAAATACCGAGAAAACAATCGAGAACAAGTCCTTTATGGACAAGCTAGATATAGAGCTAAAAGAAAAGGCATTGAATTTAATTTAGAAGTTTCCGATATAGTTATTCCTAAATTATGTCCTGTATTAAAAATCCCATTAGTAAGAAATAGTAGTCAAGGTGGACCAAGAGCTTCCTCACCATCATTAGATCGTATTGATAACAATAAAGGTTACATTAAGGGTAATGTTCAAATTATTAGTCATAAAGCTAATACAATGAAACATTGCGCCGATAACAATGAATTGATATTATTTGCTAATTGGATTAAACGAACTTATAGAAAGGTTATAAATGAGTAAACATAGTGAAGCTGGAAAAGGATCAACGCCAAAACTTAAACAAAAAACTTTATATGACGAGAATTACGAGAAGATTTGGGGCAATAAAAAGAATAAGCTTTATGAAGAACGCTATTATGATTCCGATGAAACTACTTCATGGAATGAAGATAAGGCGGATATGATTGGTCTTAATAACAACACAGGTGATCATTACATTAAATAAAAAAAGGGGCAATTAAGCCCCTTAATTTAATAGCAATCTGTAACAATAACCATTACTTATTCATTACATACATTGTTACTTCAAAGCCAAATCTCATTTCTGTTGCTGATGGTTTAGTCCACATAATAAGCTCCTAAAGTTATATAGAATTTTCATTCTACAAACTCATTGTTTCATATTGAGTGAAAACAAACCTCAAGAAAATCATTAAAATGGCATTGCTGAATCAGTTGCATTTGAACTTGCACCATCTTTAGGTTGAGGTTCTCTCATTGTTACCCAACCATCAAAATTGACAGGAATAGATTCAATAAGAAGTGAAGTGCCACCTTGTTTATTAGACATAGCAACGCCTACTTTTTGCCATCTAGCTTTTGTTTCGCCATTAGCGTTTGTATATTCGCCTGTTTTAGCGATTAAATCATGGGTGATAGCCATTTTATATTTCCTTTAAGTTATTAACAATAGTTTCTATTTCCTGTAAGAACAAAGTCACTTTGTCTTCCATGTTTTTAATATATTCATCATCTCGATAAATACGCTTTACATACCCCCTCAAATGATCAGGCATTTCGGGATCAAATGATACAAGGTCGCAAAATTCTTTTTCAGGCATGCAAGCAAGTTGCCACATAACCTGGTCATAATACTGTTCTAATTGTTTACCATCGGTCAAAATATTGTCCAAATGGTTTTCGGGATTGGGTATTTTAATTTCAATCAATGAATTGGTAGCTTCAACTATGCCATCCGGGCTACATTGACCACCTATAACTGTAGGGTGCAAAACAATGGCTACTTGATCCACAAATGTATTATAGTGAACCTCATACCAAGCCCTAGCCATTGGCTCTAAATCAATTCCTCGTTGCATTGCAGGCGTTTTGTAGGTATCTAATTTGCGCCCAGTAAGCCTTTCCCTAATTAATTCATTTTTATATTTTCTACGAGTTAAAGATTCAGCACCGCTACGACCTTCAGTTAAAAGATCAGCAACACGAGAGCCGCCTATTTTACCGACCCGAAGTGCCATCCATTCAGGACTGCCTTGCACAATATCTCTTATTATTCTTTCCATTTAAGTTCCTATTTAATTGGTTTATCTAGTTTCTTGGTTAAAGGTGCTAACAAATATTTATCACCTAAAAATCTTTTTAAAGCTTCAACTTTAGTTCGCCTTGCTTCAGCTTGCATAAGTTCTTTAGAGGTTGTTTCAATGGGATAGCCATAAACATTACGAATTATAGGATCATCAATCATAGCTCCGCCTTTCTTTTATCTTTAGCATCAATGACCATTTTAGAAAGGGTGCGATCATTTTTAACTTCACCCATAACAAAATTATAATTAACTTGTAGTTCTTCTAAAGTTTGTGAGTGTTGAATTTTTTGAAGATAATCTGCTGCATTTAGTGCGGCTGATTGACCATCGTCATCATCGGCATATAAAGCACACATACTTGAAATAGAGTATCTGCGAATGTAACTAATAGCGCTGCCAAGTCCTTGCGGGTCTTGTTTTTGAATAGGGCAGACGGCAGTATCCTCAATCCATTCACCCGAACTATGGAGTAAACGAGTGGTTAGATGGAGTTTATTATCATCTGAAGGGCTTAATGATTGAAGGATAGCAATATTATTATTATTAAGAGGAGCTTTAACCGCTTCAATAACTGAATTAATATTTGCGTATTTAGATTTAAAGTGAGGATTGGTAGAATCTTTAGTTGCAAATTTAATTTCTTTTTGCGCAAATACTAAAGCTTCAGCAATATGCTTGATGCTTTCAGAGGTTTTCATCTTATCTTGTCCTTTTTAAAAGTTTCGTTAAATTACATGCGATATTGTATCTTCATAAGCCCATTTAGCAAAGCTATTTGTTTCATAGTTTTCAGCTATAAACTTTGCAATTCTTTTAATTTCCGCATCGTATAAATCTTTAATGCGACCAATCTTATCATCTTTGCCATCATAGAGAATATTTTTTACTTGATTCTGAAGTTGAATCTCATCGTAAAAATCAGAAAAGACTTCAGCGTTAAAAGTAATATGATGCTCAATAAGCTCTTGTAAAGAGATATGAGGTTCTAAATCTAAAAAATCAGGATCAGGATTCATCATAGTTCGAATATGAATCTTGTGTTGCATCTCTCGTTGCTGGTCACTCATGGAAGCTCCCGTAACTTGTTGATTTGTAGCTATTTTATCCTTATCTTCTTGATTAGGCAACATTTATTTACCCAACCATTCGAACACCATTGGAGTTAAGACATAAAGGCAGATAGCAAACCAAGCCCAAAATGCCGTTGCGAAGATACATCCGAGAATTAAGTCTTTTTTCATTTTGTCTTATCCTTTCTTATTCAATTTCTGATTTATAGGGATCAATCTGTGTTTGCACATACTCATAATTACCACTTTGCGAATTATGCTTGAGTTTTGAATTAGGTGCAACAAATTCGTATTTGTCGGCAGTCCAATTATATTTAAGCTTG